CACTTCAGCAGCAAGTGAAACTAAATTAACTTTTACACCAGCTAACGCAGCAACAAACTTGTTGACTACTGGTGGACAAATTGCTTTCATTTGTTACGAAGATGGTACATGGCATATTGCAACAAAACTAGCAGCTGAGACTACTCAAGTCACTGGTGCATTTGTTTTTGCAGCGTAATAATAAATTAACTCGAGGTGCCTGGTAATGCAGGCACCTTTTAAAAGGAGAAAAACATGGCAGACACAGTATTAAATACAACTGTATTCGACGGAGCAAAAAAACTAATCACTCACTACAATGTAGTTTCTGATAACTCAGGAGGCACAACTAAAATAGTTGACGTTTCTGCATTAACATCAAACAATGGTAAAACTTGCAAAACTGTAAGACTAAATAAAGTTAGTTTTAACGTTTCAGTAACAGCACCAGCAGATGCAATTAGAATGCAATGGGATGCAACAACAGATGTTGTATTTCAAACTTTAGCAGGTGAAATGGAGTATGACTATTCATCTTTTGGTGGATTAAAAAACACTGAGGCTAGTGGATTCACTGGTGATGTAAATGTTGTTTTACCGGCTTGTGCCGCAGGAGATACAGGTACGATTGTTTGTGAATGGATTAAAGTCTACGAATCGTAGGAGTTTAAATGGCTAATACTACTTCGGGAACAACAACGTTCGACAAAACTTTTTCTATTGAAGAAATAATAGAGGACGCATTTGAACGTATCGGATTAAACTCAGTTGCAGGTTATCAACTTAAATCTGCAAGACGATCTCTTAATATTTTATTTCAAGAGTGGGGTAATCGAGGTATTCACTATTGGGAAATAGATGAAACTAATCTTGATTTAATTGAAGGTCAATCAGATTATGATTTTTTTAGAGCTAGTGGTGATGGAACTTCTGCAACAACTACTCCTACTAATGGAATATATGGTATGTCCGATGTTCTTGAAGCACAATTAAGATCTAATAGAACACAAACTACACAATCAGATAGTCCGATGACAAAAGTAGATAGATCTACTTATGCAGGTTTTTCTAATAAATTATCAAAAGGCACTCCTAATCAATATTGGGTAGAAAGATTTATTGATAAAGTTAGAATACACATTTATCCAACTCCAGATTCTACAAATGCATCTAAAGACATGCACTTTTATTTTATAAAAAGAATTCAAGATGTTGGAGACTACACAAATGCAACAGACGTTCCATTTAGATTTGTACCTTGTATGACTTCAGGTTTAGCTTTTTATTTAGCTCAAAAATATGCACCACAATTAGTTCAACAAACAAAATTATATTATGAAGATGAATTAGCAAGAGCACTTGCAGAAGATGGCTCAGCTTCAAGTACATATATTACACCAAAAGCTTATTACCCAGGAACATAATGGCAAAAGTAAAAATTATTAAAAGTATACGTAAAAAATTATTTCCTTTAGAAATTAAAAAAGGACCGGGTGCAGAAGAAAAAATTGGTGACAAAGTTTTTAAACTTGATCCAAAAACTCCTTATTATAACGTTGATGAGTTAGGTTCTCCTCCACTTCATAGAGGAGGGGGTGCTTCTGGAACACAAAAGAAAAAACAAAAGGAAATAGGTAAAAAAATTGAAGAAGGATTTAAGAAAAAAGATAAAGCAAAAAGAGACAGAGATTTACAAATGGGTGGATCAAAATATTTACGAGGTGGTGGAATTTCACAACGTGGATTAGGTAGAGCGTTTATGAAAGGTGGAAGAGTAAGATAATGGCAAAGTACGCAACAGGTAAACATGCAAAAGCAATATCGGATAGATCTGGTATGGAATTTCCATACAGAGAAATGGTTAGAGAGTGGAATGGTGCATTTGTACATGTTTCTGAGTTTGAACCAAAGCAGCCACAGTTAGAACCAAAACCAATATCTGCTGATGGTATTGCACTAAGAAATGTTAGAAGTGATAGAACAGAACCGGAAACAACCGTAAGAATACCAAATAATGGTTTTGAAACATATGAAGCAGGATCTCGTATTATAAATGTATTTTCACCTGGACATGGTTTAACTAGTGGAACAACTTACAGATTTAGAGGATCACCAACTACATCTGCAGGAAGTTCATTTACATATTCTAACCCACAAAGTTTTGATGGGATTACAGGTGCTAATATAGCAAAGTCAGCAGGTTATACAATTACAACAGGATTATATAAAAATGATGCAGTCGTAACAACAGATTACTCTACATCTAATTATTTTCATTTTACAGTTGATACAGATACTGCTACAACAGGTGGGATAAAAGGAGGAGGTTACGGTTGTTCGATAGGGCCTGTAACAATAGAAGCATAATGAAAAATATTTGGAATTGGATAAAAAATTTATTTAAACCTAAAAAAATAAAAGATGATGCAAGCACATCTGAAGAATCTGTGTCTGTAGAAGAAACAGCAAAACAAAAAAAGATACGTTTAAAACACAGAGGAGATATTAAATAATGGCTGGATTAAGTGCATCAGGATTAATAACTCAAATAAGAAGTTACACAGAAACAGATTCTAATGTTTTAACAGATGCTGTTTGTGAGAATATTATATTAAATGCACAATACAGAATATTTAGAGATGTACCAATTGATGCCGATAGAAAACAACAAACAGGTAACTTGGTTGCTGGACAAGAAACAATAAATGCTCCAGCAGGTGCGGTATTTGTAAGAGGAATACAAGTATATGATTCGACATCAGCTACAACTGGTCCTAATATTTGGTTAGAAAAAAAAGATGTAACATATTTACAAGAGTATGTTTCGTCAACAGCATCTGGTAAAAGAGGACAGCCAAAATACTATGCTATGTTTGGTGGAGCTACAGGAGAATCAGACACTACATCTGGAAGAATGATGTTTGCTCCAGTTCCTGATACGACATATAAATTTAGAATTCACTATAACGCAGCTCCTGCATTATTAGAAAATAATGACACTAATTACATTAGTTTAAACTTTCCAAATGGTCTCTTATATTGTTGTTTATCAGAAGCATACGGCTTTTTAAAAGGTCCAATAGATATGTTGACACTATATGAAAATAAGTATAAACAAGAGGTACAGAAGTTTGCTAACGAGCAAGTTGGTAGAAGACGAAGAGATGACTACACTGATGGCGCTGTTCGTATACCAGTTAACTCAGCAAACCCGTAGGAGATAAATTATGGCTATAACATCAGCAATTTGTACAAGTTTTAAACAAGAAATTTTAGTTGGTACACATAACTTTACAGCTACAAGTGGAAATACTTTTAAGATAGCTTTATTTACAAGTGATGCATCTTTAGGTGCAGGTACAACTGCTTACTCAACTTCAAACGAAATTACAAACTCTTCTGGAACTGCATATACTGCAGGTGGAGCAACTCTTACAAGTGTAACTCCAACTACTTCTGGAACAACTGCAATCTGTGACTTTGCAGATGTAAGTTATACTTCAGCATCTTTTACAGCTAATGGTGCTTTAATATATAATGACTCTCAATCTGACAAAGCTGTTGCTGTTATTGCATTCGGTGGTGACAAAACAGTATCTAGTGGAACTTTCACAATTCAATTTCCAACAGCAGACGCAAGTAACGCAATCATTCGTATAGCGTAAGGAGGACCTCCTTATGGCATCAACCTGGGGTAATAACACTTGGGGATCTAATGAGTGGCAAGATGATGTAATAAGTGTATCACTTACTGCACCTGCATCAGCTTCTGCTTTAGGCACACCACAATCATTTAACGTTGAAGGTTGGGGAAGACAAACTTATGGTAATTCAGGTTGGGGTGTAGAGTATTCTGTTGAACCAACTGGAGTTTCTGCAACAACTTCTGTTGGAACATTAACAGCTGCTCAATTTATATTAGCAGATCTAACTGGTGTTGAAGCAACATCTAGTTTGGGTGATTTAGGAATAAGCACTCTTGTAATTCTTTCAGGTCAATCAGCATCTGTTTCTTTAGGTGATTCAGAAGAATTTAATGAAACAGGTTGGGGTAGATTATCATGGAACCAAGCTGATTGGGGTGAAGGAGCAGATGAATTAATAACTGTAAGTGGTTTAGAAGCAACTGCTTCTCCAGGATCTATAACTATGGGTGTTACATACCTATTAGAAATGATAGGTGCAAATCACTCTATGACTTCTAGTGTTGGAAGTCTAAATGCTTTTGGTGAAATAGGTGTGCCTTTAACAGGTGTGTCTGCAACTTTTGCAACTCCAACTATGGGTTATGCGGGAACTTTAGTTGGTTGGGGCAGAGATGCTTGGGGAGACCTTTCTTGGGGAGAGTCTACAAATCAAGTTATACCTTTAGTAGGTAGAGAAATAACTTCAAGTGTAGGATCTATATCTCCTGCAGATGTAGTAGGTGTATCTGGTCAAGAAGCTACAACAAATGTTGGTAGTGTAAATTTTGTAATTAGTCCAACAGCTGCTGTAACTGGAATATCATCAACGGCAAGTTTAGGAACTTTAGGATTAGCTTTTGGTGTTAGCACTGAACCAATAACAGGTGTGGCTGGAACATCAGCTGTAGGAACTTTAGGTTTAGAATTTGGTCCAAGTGAAATTACAGGTGTATCTGCAACTACCTCTGTTGGAAGTGTTGTAACAGGCCAAATTGAACTTATAAATGTTACGGGTGTATCTGCATCAACTAGTATAGGATCTATTATACCAGCTATAGGGGTCCCTTTAACAGGAATAGCTGCTACATCAAGTGTAGGTTCTTTAACACCAGCTGATATAATCTTTGGTTTATCGTCAAGTCAAATTACGTCATCGGTAGGATTACTTGGAACACAAGCTTACGCAAATATTGACACTGGTTCAAATACATCGTATACAAGTGTTTCAACAGGATCAAATGATACGTATTCTGATGTAGGAACTGGAAGTAATACTTCATATAGTAATGTTTTAACAGGATCAAATGATACGTATTCTGATGTTGCAACTGGATCAAATACAAGTTATACTGACGCTGCATAGGAGAAAAATTTATGGCATCAACATACACACCTTTAGGGGTAGAACTTCAAGCAACTGGTGAAAACGCCGGTACATGGGGAACAAAAACCAATACTAATTTACAAATTATAGAACAAATTTCTGGTGGTTATACAACACAATCAATAGCTGGTGGTGCAGATACTACAGCTCTTACAGTTTCTGATGGATCAACTGGTGCAGTTTTAT